ACAAACGCCATCACCCCACCAAGTTTCACCAGTAGGCTTTATATAGTAACTTCCAAACATTTATTTATTTTTTTTGTTTTGTAATTTATCATTACGTTCCAAGTGTTGTTTTGTGTCCACATATTTTAAATATTTCTTTAATTTTAAAACATTAGCTAATTTTTGTTTATATCTTATAATACCCATCCACCGAAATCTGCGTTAGCTGTATCTGGGTATGTATCATCTTCAGTATTTGCATTATACTCAGGATATGTGTTTTGATTATATACCATAAAATCTATAAAATTATTAGTGTAAAATTGTGCTATATCTCTGTATTTTTCTACTAAATAATCCACTTCTTCTTTATCTACTGTAACACTACTTTCACTTGTGTGTTTATATACCCCTCCATTGGCAACTGTATAAGCAGCAAATGGCATGTAACAAACTAATGCCCAGTATATAGTCATTGGTTTTACATAGGTTTCTAAAAGCGTTTTATAAGCTAAATTCCCTGGGTCGTTTATTGTTCCAAGAAGTATTAAATTCTGTATTTTTTCCAATAGCTTAGTTCCTAGATAGTTTTGCACTTCTGTATCCTGAGCTATTTCAACCATATATATAAACTTATCTGGGTCAACATTTCCAGAAAGTACAGAATATCTCTTTATATCCTTTGTTGTTATAAATAATGCTTTTGCCATATTATCTTCCTTGTGGGTTTCCTGGTAAAAATCCTTTATTTGGTAGGTTTCTTGGTTGTACTGAAACCTGATAAGGATTGGTTACTCTATATCCTAAAATAGCAGCTTGTCTTGTGCCTATTATATCTTGAGATGTTTTTAAATCNATTTTAGCTTCTTTGCTTCTATAAGTTACTCTTTTCCATGAATGATGACAATTGCCACCACCTTTGTATAACCATATNGAATATGTTGCAGCTCCTTTAGGGCCCCAACCAGCATTTACAGCTTTACTACCCATCGCTATTATATCTTCTTTACGATATAATTTTTTAGCTCTTGTCATTGCTACACAAAAATCTCTAGGATTATCTCCTGTTCGTTCTGGCGAATATTTATACCTTACTTTAAAATAATTTTCTACACCATTTACTTCTACTTTTTCATCTTGTGCACTTTTTGAGTTAGGTCTTGCAATACCTGTACTAACAAATTTCCAAATTTTACCTAATGTTGAAAGTTTTTCTTCACTTTGTAAATTAAGTTCGTTTATTATTTCAGTTAATTTATCATCGTTTTCATAATCTACATCCTGTTCATCAATTGCTTCCCATACATCTTCATCAATATCTTCTCCTAAACTTATAAAATGTTCTAAATCTTTACTTAATTCTTGAGATAAAGGAACACAATTAGGTACTTTTTTACCATTTTTCATTTTAGTTCCTATTTGCTCATAACCATCCCAACAAGGAGCTTTTAATTCTGTGTGATTTTCGCAAGGCATATAATAAACAACACCCTCTACCTCATGTTCGTGATAACCACCACATCCTTTTTCTTCTGCAACTTTAATAGCTTCTTCTTTTGTATTATAAGCCTCTTTGCCATCTATTTTTTTAAGGCTCATTTCGTAACCTGTTTCTTCTTCTATTACTTCTTTAGTTTCTAATATATCAATATCGCTAAACTCAATAGGTTTAAGAGTTTTGAAATATAAATCTAAGGCAATATCATTAACTGATAAAATTGCATCTAAACAATCAATTACTTGGTCTTGGAAACATTGTATTACAATATTATCAAATAATTGAGTTGCTGTTTTAATTTCCTCTGCATTATTGCCCATACCATCGTTACCTTCACGAATACCAAGAAGCATCGGAGAAGTAACCCTATGACCAACGATTAGTTTTCTAAAGCACTCATCAGCTAAATATTGATAATGTTGAGGCGCATCGTTTAAAGGAATGTCATCTATTGTAGTTTTAGATTCAGAGTTATTATTAAAAGCTACAATTACTTTTTCTCCTCTGCTTCCGGTTAGTTTATTTAATACATCACTCTTAATTGATTGCATTTTGTCCGGATCTGGGACTCCATTGTTAAAATTGACAACTTTTGTGCCACTAAAACCATTTATACAATCATTTATAAGGTAATCTCCTATTTCGTCCTCTAGAACCGCGTAAGGCATTGCAGAAGACCAATCTGGACTACTATAATAATACTTACCAGCTTCATAAGGCTTTAAAACATACATTTCAACACCATTTGCTTTACCAAACCCAAATGCAGGTATTCTTTCTGGCTTTTCTGTAGGTTTTAAGTTATCCCAATTATTAGAGTAGTACCATCCTTCTATTTCACCATCATCATTGCATTTTTCTGCTCTTAATGTCTCCATTGGAAAATGATGCACTTCTTTTACTCTACCATCTTGATAAACTAATTGAAATGCAGCCATTCCAAGTATTTTGTAGTCATTTATAAATTTTCTTAAATCAGACTTTTTAAATAATGACATCATTTGAGCATATTGCTCAGGTCTTTTGTCTGCATCATGTGCTGCAAGACCTTTACCGTAGATCATGTTAGAAATACCTATAGTAATAGCTCTACAAGTAGTCGAGTTGTTATTTACATCAATTATGTAGTTAAAATAGTTATTATCTATTCCGTATTGTACCCAATCTTTGTTTTTTAACTCTACAACTTCTGGAGCTGTATAGGCTGCAAGTTTTGTTACAAAAAATTCGCTCATATTACTACGTATTCGTTAGTTGTTGCATGTTCTGTATATACACCATTATTAATACTATAAGTACTAATAGCTTGGTCTGTACAAAATATATTATCTTTATAAACTACGCTTGATCCATTTAAAACAGATAGTGTATAAAATGTGCCTTCTCTTAAGACTGGACTAAATATTACATCTCCTTGTAAATAGTATTTATTTATAGCAAATGTTAAGCCAGAGTATGTTACTGGTTTATTTGTGTCTTGGTCTGTAATAACAATACTATCAGCAGAATATTCACGAGGAATAAACTTTAATTGTTGTGCGTTTGCACTTGTAGTTAGTATTATCATTAAAAGCTTTTTTAAATAACAAAAAAAGCGCAAAAGTGTTTTATATAAAAAAAGGGTACTCCGAAGAATACCCTTAATTAAAGAAAAATGTATAAAAATTAAGTTCCTACTACAACAACAGTATTAGTAGTATCTCCAATAATTGCAGAGTCTACAAAAAATGCTGGTGCTTTTTCAGTTCCAGTAAATGTTATATTATATCCATTTAAATCTCCCATAGTTGCTCCAGTTGCTGTGTTAACAGCACATTCACATCCGTTTTCAATCCCTGCTAAAAAGTAATTACCATTGTAGTCCTGTACGATTATTTGAGGTCTACCATAACTTAATAATTTTAATTCTTTACGAGTTGCAAGATCTTGTTTCTTTAAAACTATAGTTCCGGTTTGTGTCCAGAATGAAGTTCCATTGTCCCTTGAGTTCTCGTTTGTTTGTTCAAAAGAGTTAGCTCCTTTTAAGTCGTATTTGTAAAAAGTAAGTGCAGATGCAAATGCAGTAATCTCATCATTAGTACTAAATGTAGCAGTTCCTAATAAACCACTTGTATAATTTGAGATATATATTGCGATGATCCCTCCTACGGAGTCCTTACATGGTTCCAAACGACCAGCTGTAATATCACATGACATATGTTTAAGTTTTTTGAGTTAATAATATAAAGGGAGGTTTTACCCTCCCCTTATTAATTTAATTATCCAGCGTAGTAAACTACATCTGCTCCTACCCCTATTGCAGCGGCAGCAGTAAATCTCATTACAAGACGTACATTTTGACTTCCATCCATTGGAGTCATATCAATAACTCTCACTTCATTGTAGTCATTAAGTAATCCAGTCGCAAAGAAAAGGTTGCTCGATTGAGCAGCCATCATAGTGTCATCTGACATTCCTCTACCAACAAAGATTGGAATCCCTCCGAAAGATAAACTTCCGTTGTTATACCATTGTGTACCTTTGTTATCAGTACCAGCAGCTCCGATAGTAGCAGTAAATCCGCCTAACGCTCTAATATATAATTTTGCAGCTTTATTTGAAACATAAAGTCTTAGATCTTCTTTTCCAAATAATGCGTTAGGAATTAAATCCACAACAGCTTGCATTTTATCTATAATGTTTACAGAAGTTAAGGCAACTGGAGATGGTACATCAATTACTGTTGCATCAGCAGCAGCAAGAGTTTCAAGTCCGTTGTATTCTCCAGCTTGAGCACCACCTAAATTACCAGTCCAGATATTAGTTTCGTTTGCAGCAGCTACTTTAGATGCTACATGACCAACTAAATAATCTGCAAATGATGTAGGTAATCCGTTAGGATTAAATGCGCTATACCCCATCTGAATCGATTCCCATGTGTTAATAAAGTCAGACTTACATAATTGTAAGTTTACTTGGAATTCTTCAGGTTGAATAACTACTTCAGTTAAATTTACATTTGAACTTGCAGAAAAATCACAAGTTCCGTCTGCGATTAAACTACCAGTTTCAATTCTTTGAATAACTGATTTGTACTTTACGTTTGGCATAACTTCTACACCACCGTCTTCAATTGTACTTGCGCTTAGTAAAGCCGCAGAAATGTACTTGCCCGCGAACTCACCGGCATACGTGCTAGTGATGTTTACAGTTGTTGCTAGGTCTATTTTATTTGACATAATTTTGGTTTTTAATTTTTAGTTTTTAAATAATTTAGCAAATACTCTGTCTTGAGTACTCATTGGTTTGTTTTGAGCGTAAAGGTTCATTTCTACTTCTCCTTTAGACTCTGGATTGTGTTTAATTGGTTTAGCAGATAATTCTACTTCAGAATTCATTTCTTCTTTATCACTAAATCGTGATTTTAGATCTGCAATAGCATCTTCAAGGTTTTTAATTCTGATTTCCATACCTTTCCAGTCTTGTACGTCAGCTTCTTCAGCAGCTTCAACTTCTTCCACAACTGGTGCTTCTACAAC